CGTCTTCGGTTCCAGCAGTTCCCTGACTAGATGCTGCCTGCTGTGCGTTTTTTAAGGCAGTTTGGGAGGCAGCCAGTTGTTGATAAAGAGACGAATGGAATTCCCCACTGGGCGACTGAGCCAGAGCATTCAGTTCCAGATCCGTGTAGATTTTTGTTGGATCATAATCCCGCCCGTATCCAATATAGACAGGATTCCCTGATGGAGGAGTTGCCGCTGCAGGGTTTTCCAGCAGTTGGGTTTGTTCTTCTAGTACCTTGGAATTCTGTCGTTCACCTCCTCGGCTGGAGGTGCGCCCAGTTTGCAGATTGTCTGGCACAGAAACCTGCCCGTAATCTACCCCAGCAGGGAACTGAGTTTGAACCCGTGATCCTTGAGTTATCGGAGCAGGTCCCGTATATCCACGAATCCCAGAATAATCCCGATCCAAAGTGCTGGGACGATAGTTGGGATTCATCGTAAACTGCGAACCGATATTCATGGTGTTCTGGGCATAGGGGATCGCCCAGTCCGGTAGGTTCTGTTGAGTCGTGGTTTGACTGCCTGATCGTGAACCCCCTTGCCCCAGAACTGTCGTCAACAACCCTACTCCTGCGGCAGCAGTCCAGGGATCAACTGCAGCAGCAGACCTCCCTGCTGGGTTCGTGCGGTACGCATTGGGATTCAGCCCATACTGCCCAACCTGACTACCCGTGTTATTTTGATCTTGTCGAATCATGGGGTTAACTCACGACTGAAGTGGAAAGATTCCCTGAGTTATCCGTCTCGATTTGGTAACGGGTCCCATTGGGCGAAACAATAATTAGTCTTTGATCTGCGTTCAATTCTACGTCTTGGTTTTTCTGGTACGAGGTCGTCAATAACTTGGCAATCTGTTGAAGGATTGGTGCAAAATAGGATTGGAGGTACGTCCCTGGAGGATTGGGGAGAATCATCTGCGACCTCCGACATGGGTCTCAAAACGGGTATTTCCCACCGTCCAATCCTGGGTCAATGCTCCCGTCACTCGGTATCTCACTTGCCTGCCCTGCAATCGCACATCAATTTCCCCATCAGTTTCTAGTGGATAACTGCTGGAGGTCGTCTCGGCAGCATCCCCACTTGACGCAGTGTAGAATTGGAAATTGATGGCCCCTGCTGCCTGCTGGTCTGAGTCGGTAAATATCTTGGAGATCCTGCTGTACCGTTCGCCTCTCATCAGATCAATTGCTCCGGTCTCAGCTTCTGCGTTCTCGGTCTGTGCGGGATCTGTGGTTTCATGACTGTAGATTGTGTTATCCCCTGCATCGACGGCAATTGGAGAGTTCAGCACTCCTTTATCAATCCAGCAGTTTCGGGAGACTCCTGATGTACTCAGCGAGTCGTACCAGTTGCCATCACGATAATTATAAACAACATAATACTCACACTCTCCTGCTGTGCCTGTGACTGAAGGGCACCACCACCAGACCTCTCCAAATTCAGAGTTGCCTCCACTGTAGATCAAGCCTTCCTGAGACCAATCAACTGTCCGCATCACTCGATCCTGAATGGGACTTGGCAAAGGTCGGACTGACCCATCGAACACCCAGAATCCTCCTGAGTTTAACCAGCAGGTGATCTCACTACTGTTGTGGATTGCATAAGGAGAAATGACTCCAGCATTGTCTGCGAGTTTGGTCGTGCCGAAAACCAAGGGGGGTCCCAAGTAGTTGACCTGATGCACATCGACATCTGTCCAGACCAGAGTCGTGCCGCGCACGTTCTTACCACAGACAATGTAGCCAGAGGTTTGCAGAGGAAGAGATCCCGCAGTGTTGGTTGCAGAGGGGGTCCAGACATCCACCGTTTCCTGACTGCTGAACTTGATCTGACGAGCATCTCCATCTGCACCGAGTGCTAGAACATGGCGTTCTGGAGTGACGACTACTGCCACTGCTGTCGGAGCATTCTCCGTGAAACTGTTTGCAGTTGTGATTTCTTTTGCCGCAATCGAGAGGTCAGACACATCCAGATAGAACATGGCCTTATCCCCTGAGTGCGTTCCAATCAGGTCTTCCCCGAATGAGTCGAGAGACCAGTGTGCTTTCTTCGAGAATGAGGCAGAACCTGGACCTGAGTAGCTAGATCCGAATTCCTCTTCGCCATAGTACCAATATCCGTAACCTGGTCTGAATTCAGAATCTCCCGTTGCCTGATAACCGGATGGAGTCACATCGTACAACCTTTGCCTGGATAGAGTTGGCGTGACCGTGACGGTGATGTTCGTAGCTGTGGCAGTTGCATTGTTGGAGAGAGTGAGTGTGTTGGTGCTGACTGCAGTGATCGTCGTGGCATCGGGTATCCCAGATCCTGTAATGATGTCTCCGACTTCAAAATTGGTCCCGTCATCCACCGTCACCTGATTGCTTCCAGATGTCGTGTCAGCAGTCGAGTCGGTGAATGTTGCAGGGGAAGAAACTTCAAACGCATAGAGTTTCCCATAGTTTGGCGATCCAGATCCTGCCGTGCCCAATGCCAACAACCCCACTCCAGAGTTATTCCTCCACTGTAGATGTCCTCTGACTGCAGAGTCCAGAGTCTCTGAGTGCCGCGACAGAGGGAAAGTCGACCAACCTCCAATGGGTCGGAGTCGTCCATCTCGGAAACGGACCAGGTTGCCCTTGAGCCACCTCTGCTTGATCTCTCGTGCAGTCCCATCCACGAAACCTGGAGGGATCTGGACTTCTTGTAACTGTTTAGCCAAGGATCTGCTCCTTCATTTTTTTAGTCTTCCTGACCTTGCGATAGATCCCCACTCCGACTGCTGCTGCAGGAAGTCCGACTGCAGTCAGAATCAACTCGACTCCACCGGAATCAACTGCTGAGTTAATCATGTCTAACCATTCCATCTAGTAACTCCAACAAGCGTATTTGTCTCTTGTGTCAATATGGATAAACCTCTGATTCCATTCACCTTTTTGGTTTACTCCAATCCCTCGGAATCCATGTTTGATTGCCAATGCAATGAAAGGTGGAACATCCTCACCTGCGATCAACACATCAAATGCTTGACCTCCATTTCCGTTGACCCCGTGATGGTGTCCAGGCCCGTTTGGTTTTGTGCGTTCTCTTGGATGTTGTGCAGATCTGTACGCAGAGGATAATTTCATTGGTTTGCCCCATTCATCTCGTAGCGCCTGCAGTCTTTGCAGGGCATCTTCCTCAATCTCGCATTCCCCACTGAAGGAGCACTGCAACTCAGCTCGACTGAAATTCTTTGATTCACTCACTGACATCACAACTCCTTAATCTCGCCTGCACAGATTTGGGTGTAGTACATGGATCTCTCCATCCTCTCTTCGTCACTGAACCCCAGTACCTCGTCCTGGGTGTGGTGCTTTCGGAACTCATCGATCACACATCCGCAACCCTGACTTGCCATGCTGACTGCGAACAGGTACGGCATTCCTTGTCTTTGGTAATCTGGCAGGATTTTCTGCACACAACTGCCGGCCCAAGTGAAGAGGAAGTGGGTCTTGTAATCCAACTCTGTAGCAGAAATCGTAGTAGAGAGCAGCAACAGGGGGAGCAGGAGTTTCAACGTCTTTCCCCGTGTTCTATCGTTTGCTTGAGTTCCGAAATCGCTACCGTCATCTCTTTAAGTGTTGTATTTACTCCTGTCATAATCTGGATCAACTGATTGTGAGAACTGGACATCAACTGGCGTAAAGCTTCATCGTTTACTGAATCCTTGTCATAAAGGATTTTTCGTTCTTCTCGATGTTGATCGGAGATGTACCGGACGTACCAACCAGCACCGATTAGAGCGATGAATAGTCCACCCAGGTTCGATAATTCTTTAATCAATTCTATATCCATCGTTGTACTCGTTTTGGTTCTGCTGGTATTGATCGGCCTTTTTTAAACGGTTAAGGCTAACTCGACTTCCGCCTGGGTAAAACCTAAACGAAATAGTTTACAGTTTGGGTCTTCCTGAAGTTCTTGCTGGTATTTAATGGTAACACCATCTAAATCTGTTTCGGTTCTGACGCGATGCGTAGCATCTGTAATCCCTGCATCTTCTAACGCTAAGTCTTCTGTTTTAAACCAGTTTTGTCTGGTATCTAAGAGCGTTTGGTACTGAGTTTGCCAACCTGCCAGATTTTGATTTTTAATGTATTGGTAGTCAAATTTGGTATTTAAATGCTTTGGAATCCCTCGCATATTTCCTTTTTTTTAAAATTAGTACAGACTCCCACTCACTCCGCGCGACCCGAAGTAGCCGCTGAGACTCAAAGGCGAATTATTCCAACCGACACTACGCGACCCACATACCGCGCCAGAGTCCCAACTTCCGCCCACGAACGCGCGATTTGGGACTGAGTATCCTGTACCCCGACCGATAGCATTAACTCCATCGTATGTTGTTCCGTCGGAGGCAGTATCTTGAGCTGCGTAACTAGCTGCTCCGTCAGATCCTGTCTCGTTTGCCCATTGCCACATCGCGCCTGTACAGTCCTCACACCCAACATTTGAGATCATTCTGCGACTAGCTGTGTCACTATGACCCCCAGTCGTTCCAGGGTCTGCTGATCCGCTGATATTCGTTTCTTCATTGCTGCCAATAGCTAGAGCCATAAACTCGGCTTGTGTGGGTAATCGTTTTTCAATTTCCGCAAATCGTTCCACAAAATTATACCAGTGATAATCTGGGTTGCTTACCCCATCCACAATTGTCTGATTGTATTTTGATTCCAGTGTTGTCGTATTACTGGCTAGATAGATGTCTGCCCACAATTTGTTTCCCACATACACCATCCCTTCGGGACTTGAAGTTGGACGGTGAGAGGCTTGTGTCCAAACACTTCTAGGTAGAATATCCCCATCCAGATAACCTGTTAGGGAGTGTCCACTAATGGTTCCAACATCAACACAAAGGCAGTGGAATCCGCCAATTTTACGAGAGTTTGTGGCGCTGGCTGTGACACCTCCAACGGTTCCATCAGGATAGGTAGAATTTGAGCTCAAACAGAAATTTGGAGTGGTTCCCGAACTAGGTTCTACTGCATAAATATAGACGTCCTCGCCATTGCGATTTGCTGCTGTTGCTTTTGAGGTTTCATTACTGGCCCAAGAACCTGTTGTGTCCGCATCCAGTGTGGTTACAGACGAGAGTGTGTAAACAGTGGCGTTGATTCGCAATTGCATTGCTGGAATATTGACTGTCCGCCTTTCTGAAGCTGTAGCAGAACCAGCATAAAATCCAGCACTGACATCATTGCCCCCTGTGATTTGCTGCTCGGCTAAATACCAGTTGGGGATTGTAGGCGGAACGGCCTGAACCGAACCCCCAAAACTGAT